AAGTTTAATAAAGCACTACAACTTGGCTTAGCTGTTGTAGATGGTGCTAAAGCAGTAACAGCTTCACTTGCTGCTGCACCTGTAGCTATACTTGGACTTCCTAACCCTGCTGGTATTGCTTCACTTGCATTTGCTATAACTACAAGTGCTGCTCAAATAGCAACTATTGCAGCTCAAAAGTTTCAACCTAATTTAAGTAGTGCTACCTCACCAAGTGCAAGTAGTCCATCAGGAGTTAGTGAATCACAAGCACCACAATTTAATATAGTTGGTGATAGTGCTTTTAACCAAATTGCAGGAGCATTGAACCAACCTATACAAGCATTTGTAGTAGCACAGGATGTAACTACTGCACAACAATTAGATAATGGAATAATAACAAGTGCCACATTAGGAGGTGGTTAAAATTAAATGATATGGAAATTATAGAATTATTATTAGATGAAAATGATGAACTAACTGGAATAGAAGCAGTTAGCCTCGTAGAGAATCCAGCAATAGAAGAAGAATGGATTACACTAAGTAAACAAGAAATTAAGTTTGCAAAAATAGATGAAGAAAAAAGAATCCTTCTTGGAGCGGCTCTGGTTCCCAATAAACCAATATTTAGAAAAAGAAATGATACTATGTTCTATGTGTATTTTAGTAAAGATACAGTTAAAAGAGCAAGTGAATTATTCTTTATGAATGGCAATCAGAATAATGCAACTTTAGAACACAACATGGAAATAAATGGCTTATCAGTTGTAGAAAGCTGGATAGTTGATGACCCTGAAATGGACAAGAGCAAGAAGTATGGTTTTGAAGTAGTTGAAGGAACTTGGATGATTTCTATGAAAGTAGAAAATGATGAAGTTTGGAATGACTATGTTAAGACAGGTAAGGTTAAGGGCTTTAGTATTGAGGGGTACTTTGCAGATAAAGCTAAGATTAGTAGACCTAATTTAAAAACAGAGATGGAAGCTATTTTAGAAAGTGAAGCAGAATATATGTTAGGCAATATTAAAGCACTAATTAAAAAAGATAAAAGAACTAAAAATGGCAAGAAGATTACATTAGAAACTTACAATGATTATCCATCAGGAGTTACTAATAATGCTAAAAGAGGTATTGAATTTAATGAAAAAGTTAACAATAAATGCGCTACACAGGTTGGAAAGATTAGAGCGCAGCAGTTAGCAAACAAAGAGAACATTAGCTTAGAAACTATTAAAAGAATGTATAGTTATTTAAGTAGGGCTGCTGAATACTATGATGAAGCTGATAAAGAAGCATGTGGTACTATTTCATATTTACTATGGGGTGGTAAAGCAGGGCTAAGGTGGTCTGAAAGTAAGTTAAAAGAATTAGGAGAAATTAATCTTGCTTCTATGGTTATTGATGACAATTTTGCAATTATTGATGATAGGTTAGCTTACAGCACACAAGAAAAAGCTGAAGAAATGGCTAAGAATATTGGCTGTGAAGGAATACACTCACATGTTTATCAAGATAAAGAGGGTAATGAAAAAACTTGGTACATGCCATGTGAAAAGCACATAATGCAGAAATATAAATGTCCAGAGGGCTTTGTAAAAAAGAAAGGCAAGTGTGTAAAAAAAAAAAGTAGCTATGCAGAGATAGGTCCAAGAGGAGGTATAAAGAAATCACCTAAAGCACCTAAATCAAGCACACCAAACCCTAATCCAAAAGGTAAAGGAACAGCTAAAGGAGATGCATCTACAAGTAGAGGTGCTAAAGTAAGTAAGAAAGATGAAGCATCACTACAGAAAAAAGCAGATGAATTTAATGAAAGATATAAGAAGAAGTTGGGTTATGGTGTAACAGTAGGACAACTTAAATCTGTATTTCAGAGAGGTTTGGGAGCATTTAATGTTTCACATTCACCAAAGATAAAATCACCAACAGCTTGGGCACAAGCAAGAGTAAATGCTTATCTATATTTAGTTAGAAATGGTAGACCACAAAACCCTAAGTACACACAAGATTTTGATTTGTTGCCAAGTAAACACCCTAAATCACCAAAAAACAAATAAAATGAGAAGAAAAAAATTTAAAACACCAAGCAGAACCTCACCTACAAATAGCAAAAGGGGTTGCTTATGTAAAAACAATACTTATAGCAGTAAATGCTGTGATGGCTCACATCAAGCACAGGGAGTAGGCAAAGTATAAAATAAATATTGTAAAAACACATAACACTATACACATTTTTTTACATTACTAATAAATATTTACTATGAAAGCAAATGATATACTAAACAAAATCAAAAATATTGTTGGTGTGGAACTTTCTGAAACAGTAGAATTAGCAGAAATAACATTAGAAAATGGTACTATTTTAGTATCAGAAGAATTTACTAAAGGCAATGCAGTATTCATCAAAGGAGAAGATGGAGAGATTGCACTTCCTGTTGGTGAATATTCTTTAGAAGATGGTAGAGTGCTATTTGTAGTTGAAGAAGGCATCATTGATAGTATTAGAGAATCTGCTGAAACAGAAGAAAAAGAAGCAGATGAAGAACTTTCTGAAGAAACAGTTGCTGAAGAATCTACTGAAGAAACTGAATTAGAGGAAGAAGAAAAAGAAGAAATGCAATATGTAACAAGAGAAGAGTTTGCACTTGCATTAGAAGAGATTAAATCCATGATTGAAAAAATGGGTGACAAACAAAAAGAAGATATGAGTGAGCAGAAAGAAGAAATTAAGGAAGAAACTAAAGAAGAAGTAAATCTTTCTGAAGAAAAAACTGCTCCTGTAAAACACAATCCTGAAGCTGAGGTTGATAACAAAATTAATTTCAAAATTGGTGGAAGTAGAACAACAACTACAATGGATAGAGTTTACAGCAAAATTTTTAACAATAATTAAATAAAAACAAAATGGCAACGACAACAAGCATAACGAGCACGTACTCGGGAAGTTTTGCGGGTAAATACATATCCGCAGCTTTATTGAGTGGCTCAACAATTGAAAACGGTTTAATAACTGTAAAACCTAATGTAAAGTACAAAGAGGTTTTGAAAAAAGTAGCAACTGATGCTAATGTAATTAAAGACGCAACTTGTGATTTCACAGCAACAGGTAGTGTTACACTAACTGAAAGAATATTACAACCTGAAGAATTCCAAGTAAATCTTGAATTTTGCAAGAAAGATTTTAGAAGTGATTGGGAAGCGATTCAAATGGGATATTCAGCTTATGATAATCTTCCTCCTAAATTTTCTGATTTTATTATTGGTCATGCAGCTGGTTTAGTAGCTGAAAAAACAGAAAACAACATTTGGGCAGGACAAACAGGCAACGCTGGAGAATTTGATGGATTCTACTACTTAGCTACTGCTGGTGGTTCAGGATGTGTTTCTGTATCTGGTTCACCTTTGACTGCTGCCAACATCATCGATGAGATGGGCAAGGTGGTCGATGCAATACCTTCAGGAGTATATGGTAAAGAAGATTTACACATTTATGTTTCAAGAAAGGCCGCCAAATTATACGTAAGAGCTCTTGGCGGATTTGGAGCTAATGGCTTAGGTGCTGCTGGTGTTAATGCACAGGGTACACAATGGTGGAACAATGGAGCATTATCTTATGATGGTGTTAAAGTTGTTATTGGTGCTGGTTTACCAGATGATTCAATGATGGCAGCACAGAAAAGCAATTTATTCTTTGGTACTGGATTATTATCTGACCATAATGAAGTTAAATTGATTGACATGGGAGATTTAGATGGCTCTCAAAATGTAAGATTGGTAATGCGTTTTACTGCTGGTGTACAAATTGGTATTACTTCAGATGTAGTTATTTACGCCTAAGATTGATTAATAACAAGGGGGCTGGAATGCCCTCTTAACTTAAATTTAAAATTATGGCATGCGATTTAACACAAGGACGTAAAGTTCCATGTAAAGACGTAGTAGGAGGATTGGTTCGTGCTTGGTTTGTAGATTTTGGAGATTTAGGAACAGTAACACAAAGTGCTGACCAAATCACAGACATGACAGGAACCTTTACAGCGTTTCAATACGACTTACATGGTACTAACTCATTTGAGCAAACTATTACGAGCTCACGTGAGAATGGAACAACATTTTTTGAACAAAGTATTAGCTTACAATTTCCTAAATTATCTAAAGAAGATAATGCAGAATTAAAACTGATGGCTTTTGGAAGGCCGCATATCTGTCTTGAAGATAGAAATGGAAACTTCATGCAATTTGGCTTAGTACATGGTTGTGAGGTATCAGGAGGTACAATAGCAAGTGGAGCAAGTTTCGGTGACCTATCAGGTTATACACTTACTTTCACAGCACAAGAAGCTAAACCTGCTAATTTTATTGGTAGTGCAACTTCTGCTGACCCTTATGCTGGTATGAGTTCTGCAACTGTAACAGTTACAGTAGGAACGAATAGCTAAAAAAAGACACTAATTCAATAGTGTGATTCATAATATATAGTTGATTGTGGAGGGTGAGTTTAATAGCTCACCTTCTTTTTTTAAAAAATTATGCAGATACTAACTAAAACAGGTGGAACTATTAACTTTATACCAAGACAAACTATTAGTGGTTCAAAAGTGTATAGTTTAGTAATTAAAAGTGAAGCAGAAAACAAGGTTATATTGACTGATAGCACAGCAACATTTACAGAATTGGACTACTATTTTCAATACAGCACTACACAAGCATTAGTAGAAAATAATTATTATACAATTACTATTACTAACACTACTGATGGAATTGTTATATTTAAAGATAAAATGTACTGCACAGACCAAACACTTAGTGATTATGAAATTTCAAATGGTGTTTATATAGAACAGAGTACAGGAAACAATGAATTTGTTTATTATGGATAATTTACATTTAATACAATTAAATCAATATGAAAGGCCAACTATTACAGAAGAGCGTAATAGAAACTGGGTAGGCATAGGTGAGAACAATGATTACTATCAATGTTTAATTGATGCTTACATGGATAGCACAACTAACAATGCAGTTATAAATGGTGTTGTTAATTTAATTTATGGCAAAGGCATAGATGCTACTGATTCAAATGAAAAACCAGAGCAGTATGCACAGATGAAAGGTTTATTAAAGCCAAATGATTTAAGATGTGTTGCACAGGATTTAAAACTATTAGGTGAGGCATCATTTCAAATTACATACAATAAAAACAAGATTTCTGCAATAACACACTTTCCAAGAGAAACATTAAGAGCAGAAAAGATGAATGATA